ACAAGAGGTATTGTAAATTCAGTTAAAGCTCGTAAGAAACTTACACAAGACGATAGAGATACATTATATCAAGGTAGAATCAACCCAATCGCAACATTCTCTGATGTTGGAACATTAATTTTTGGTAACAAGACTACTCAAGTCGCAGAATCTGCTCTTGATAGAATTAACGTAAGAAGATTGTTGTTACAAGCTCGTAAGTTGATTTCAGCAGTAGCTGTCAGATTGTTGTTTGAACAAAACGATGACAAAGTTAGACAAGATTTCTTAGACTCTGTTAATCCAATTTTGGATTCAATCAGAAGAGATAGAGGTTTAATTGACTTTAGAGTTGTTGTAACAAACACACCTGAAGACTTGGATAGAAACACAATGACAGGTAAAATTTACCTTAAACCAACAAAAGCTCTTGAATTCATTGACATTGAGTTCTTGATTACACCAACAGGAGCTTCGTTTGAAAATATTTAAAAATAAACACGGGAGGGGAAATAAAAACCCCCTCCCTATTATTTATATATAAAACTATGGAATTTACAAAAAAAGTATTAATGGAAAGTTTAGAAGTACCAACTAATGGTAAAAAAACTTATTCTAAAAAACCACAAAACATTGTTTTAACTGAATCACAGTTAGAAAGTATCATTGCAAAATTATCAAAAGACAAAAAGTAATGAATTTAAAAAAATCAATTAGAAGACAATTGTTAGAAATGGTAACTGAGGGTATGGACCCATCAGGATTACCTGACCACAAATATTACGCTTTTGATTGGGATGACAATGTAATGAATATGCCAACAAAAATTATGGTATTGGATGACAAAGATAATGAGATTGGTATGTCTACTGATGATTTTGCTGAATATAGAAACGAATTGGGTAAAAAACCATTTGTGTACAACGGAAAAACTATTGTTGGTTTTGCATCAAACCCTTTTAGAAATTTTAGAGGTGAAGGTGAAAAACAATTTTTGGTGGATGTAATGTCGGCGAGTTTGGGACCATCATGGGATGATTTTGTTGAGTGTATTAATGGTGGGTCAATTTTTTCCATCATCACAGCTCGTGGACACAATCCGATGATTTTAAAACAAGCGGTTTACAAACTCATCAAAAATAATGTGAGTGGTTTGGACCAAGAAAAATTGGTGGAATCATTAAAGAAATACCGTGATTTTACAGGTGAGGATATTAAAGATGACAATACAATGATTAAAGAATATTTGGACATGTGTCGTTTTCACCCTGTATCTTTCGGAACTGGTTCTGAAGCCAATCCTGAAGAAGGAAAAATAAATGCTTTAAGAGATTTTATCAGTTATTGTAAGGAACTTGCAAACAAGGTGGGGGGGAAAGTATTGTTCAAAAATGATGTGTCCAATAATTTCGTGGTACCTTCAATAGGTTTCTCAGATGACGATGAAAGAAATGTGGAAAAAGTTAAAGAATTCTTGAATAAAGAATTTGGCCTAGAGCATCCAGTAACTACATATTTAACAAAATCTCAAACTAAAACTAGATATTAAATATTTAAATAAATAATAAACTAGAACGCCTAGATAATATAATAGAAAAAATTTGGATAATCAAGTATTTATAGGTAAATAAACTAAAATAACTAAAACAAAAAATATAATAAAATGGCTGACTTATTAATGAAAATGCCCGACCCGTATGAACCAAAACGTAAAAACCGATTTATTTTAACGTTTCCTACTTCATTGGGTATTAATTCTTGGTATGTAGAATCTGCTGCCAGACCAAAAATAACAATTGCATCAAAAGAAATTCCTTTCTTAAATACCAAAACTTATGTTGCGGGTATGTTTGAATGGTCAACAATTGGTGTTACCTTCCGTGACCCTATTGGACCATCAGCGGCTCAAGCTCTTATGGAATGGGTTCGTTTACACGCTGAATCTGTGACAGGTCGTATGGGATATGCTGCTGGTTACAAAAAGGATATCACTTTGGAAATGTTAGACCCGACAGGTGTTGCGGTTGAAAAATGGATTTTACAAGGTTGTTTCTTAACAGACGTGGACTTTCAGGGTGTGTCTTATACTGATGACGGTTTACAAACCATCTCAGCAACACTTCGTCCTGATAGATGTATCTTAGTTTATTAATATTTCATTTACAAAAAACAAAGTCAGTTTATATTTAAAGCCAGGGGTAATCCTTGGCTTTTTTTATGGAAAACGAAATACAATACGGACAAATGAATTTTAACTTACCACACGATGTGGTACCACTACCTTCACAAGGTTTATTTTATGCTAATAAAAAGAAATCGGTTAAGGTCGGGTATTTGACGGCTCAAGATGAAAATCTATTAGCCAATACCAACAAAGGTATAATGAATGTCATTAATCAATTATTAAAAACTAAAATTTACGAACATGATTTTAGAATTGATGATATGTTAACTGGTGATGTTGAGGCAATTTTAATCTTTTTGAGAAATACCGCTTTTGGAACTAAATATAAACTTAATTTAGTTGACCCAAAAACAGGAAATCTTTTTGAGGTCAATCTTGATTTAAGTGAAATAAATATTAAAGAACAAAAAATTCAACCTGATTTACAAGGACTATTTTCAACAACATTACCAATGTCTGGTGATAATGTTAAATTACGTATTTTAACTTACGGTGAGGAAGCTCTAATTGATGATGAAATGGAAAAATATCCAGCGGGTGTCGTTGCTCCAAAAATCACAAGAAAATTAGAGGCACAAATAGTTTCAATAAATGGCAATGAAGACAAGAGTGAAATTGTTAAGTACGTTCAACAAATGCCAATAATGGATTCAAAACATATTAGAACATTTTTAAAAGATGTTGAACCAAGATTAGATTTAAACAAAAAAGTAAGAACCCCGTCTGGAGAAATGATTGACGTAAATGTCAGTTTTGGGGTGGACTTTTTTCGCCCTTTCTTTGGATTATAAAAAAATAATATTAGACGAAATATTTTTTTTGGTTAAAAATGCCAACTTCTCCTATGTTGATGTTATGACTATGCCAACATATGAACGTAAATATTTTATTGGTAAGGTGTTGGAAGAATACGACACCATACGTGAAGAACGAGAAAAATCTAATAGATAATATTTATCATTATGTTAGGAACAGAAAATACCGTTGACGAAGCTAGTAAGGCGGTTGACGGATTATCAAAAAAAGTTATTGCTTTAGGTGAGTCTATTGGAAAAAATTTAACTTTTGGAGGATTAGCTGATTCAGCAAAAAACGCTGTTGACCAATTAAGTAAATTTCAAGACAAAAACATAGCGGTTGCTAGAAGTTTGGGTCAAGGTGCTGGATTTGCAAAAAGTATTGAAGGTGAGTTAGGCAAAGCGGCTGTTAATATTGTTGCGATGGGTGGTAAACTGGAAGATGTTCTTGACATTTACAAAGGAATTAATAACGAGTTAGGAAGGACAACTTTTTTATCTGAAAAATTTTTAACAAACGCAAAAGCTATTAAAACTTTTGGTGTTGATGACAAGACAATAAATAGTTTTGGAAAATTCTTTGATAAAGTTGGTGGAGGTATGGACGCTTCAATAAGTAAACAAATTGAATTAGTTAATACCGCTCAAAAATACGGATTAAATACTGGTCAATTTTTAACTACAGTTGCGGGTAAATTAGACATTTTAAACAAATACGGTTTTCCAAAAGGTGTTAACGATTTAGCTTCTATGGTTGCTAAATCACAAGTGTTAGGTGACACCTTAAGTGTAGCACAGAATTTTGCAGACCAAATTATGGATAGCCCTGAAAAGGCTTACGAATACGCAGCACAATTACAAACATTGGGTGGTTCATTTTCACAATTGGGTGATGGTGCAAATTTGTTATTCATGGCTCAAAACGACCTGAAAGGTTTGAACGACGAATTAATTAATGCCACAAGAGGTATTGCAACATTTAATCAAGAAACAGGACAATTCGAAATTAGTGCAAATGAAAGATTAAGATTAAGGGGATTAAAAAATCTTGGAATTGACGCTGATAAAATCGAAGAAGCGGCCCTAAAATTAGCAAAAAATGAAAAAATACTAAGTGGATTTAAAGGGGTTGCATTTGACGGAATGTCTGAAGAGGACAAACAGACCTTAGTTAACATTTCTGAAGTAGGTAAAGGTGGTGAGATTAAAATTGGCGGAAAAGGATTGGAAGAATTAAATAGAAGCCCTGAAACACTTACAAAACTTTTAGAGCAAGTTCAAAACAAAGGCAATCAATTAAGTATTGACAAAAGTAACATAGATGTTGTACAATCACAAATGTCAGCAAACGAACAACTTACAACAACAACAAATCAACTTAACACCATGTTTGCGTCAACAATTATCACAAGTGGTAAATTTTCTGAAGGTTTAGACGGGATGGCAAACAACATGACTAAAACTAGTGGTACTATGAATGACTTTGTAACTAAAAATAGTGATGAATTTGTAAAGAAATACGATTTTGCTTTAAAAACAATACCAGACGCAATTAACCTTGCAGTAACAAAGGCAACAGGCGGAGCAATGAGTGAAAAGGGATTGGCGCCACCAATTTCTGTTGACCAAGTTGTTACCATTAAGGCTGAAGGTTTAGACGTTGATTTTGCAAACATTATTAAACCAATTATTAAAAATTATCTTGAATCAAGGATTAAAAAGGTGGCTTTAAAATCTGGTTATACTGAAGATTAATATTTAAAAAATTCTGTTTTATCTATTTATTAGAAACAGTTTAAGATGGCAGACAGCTTATTATCATTTTCAGCATCAGAACAATTTAGAAAAAAAATAATTGTTTCTAATTTAGAGCCTTATTTTGTAAAAGGTTCTTCAACACAAACTGTACCCAAAAATCTTACTTATACCAAAGAAACAACTTGGATTGACGTTCCGTTAATTAATCAACCAGACATGATTGATACTGGTGTTTCAGAAAAAAAACGACTATATACCGTCAATCAATATGGACCAAATGGTGGATATAAAACAAATGTCAATGTTGATTTAATAGTTAACGATGCCAATGAAGGTGAATTCAACTACTCAAGTCCACAAACTAAAAAGTTTGACGAAGCCAAGTTTTCACAAAAAAATCTAATTACTAAAAATTTATTTGGACCACAAGATGGATGGGGTGATGCATCATCAGAGTTAGAATTAATAATTAGACAATTAACAACAAGAGCAGAATATTACACATATAAAGCC